TACTGTAGGTGCTTCTTACATTAAGCGTAAGCATGGAGATGAAGCAGTGCAATTTATTCACCCTATTATGAAACCTTTTACCGAAAATACTTACGGAGTTATTATTTATCAAGAACAGGTTATGCAGGCATGTGTACACCTAGGCGGTATGACTTGGTCCGAAGCTGACAAAGTTCGTAAAATTATTGGAAAGAAAAAGGATGCAAAAGAATTTGATCAGTTTAAAGATAGATTTATTGAGGGTGCTTCAAAACATATTTCTAAAAAACAAGCAGAGACTCTCTGGCACACATTTGAAGCTCATGCTGGGTATTCGTTCAATCGTTCCCACGCTGTTGCTTACTCTATGCTTTCTTATTTTACTGCTTGGCTCAAAACTTATTACCCGCTGGAATTCATGTTCTCGATTCTTAAAAACGAAAGCGACAAAGATGCCAGAACAGAATATTTAATTGAGGCAAAAAGATTGAAGCTTAGCATTAAGCTTCCTCATATTAATGAATCTGATGTTTTCTTTTCGTTAAAAGGTGATTCAATTAGATTCGGACTAGGTGAGGTTAAATTTATTTCAGATAGTATTGCGAATAAGATTATTGATCAAAGACCTTTTGCTTCTTACTCAGAGTTTATTGAAAAGGCTTCTAAGAAGGGAAGTGGAATCAATAGCCGTGCAGTCTCTGCTCTAAATGCAATTGGTGCTGCCGCATTTGAGGATAACCCTAGATCTGGAAACGAAAAAAATAATTACTATGAGTATTTAGGAATTCCAACATTTAGCTTAGACCTACCACCTAGAATTAAAACACAGGCTAGACCAATTTCTGAGTTTGATGACCTAGGCTCCTTTGTAATGTTTGGAATGGCTAAATCAATTAAACGTGGAACTGGATGGGCTAGAATCGAACTTGTTGATGAAACAGGATCAATCGGTTTGTTCCATAATGAGCAGACACCAATTGAAACAAATCAAATGTATTTTATTTTGGTTGGAGACAATAGAATTGCACGTTATGTAAAGGTTCAGGATATTAATCCAGAATCTAAAGATTCATTTGTAGATTTCTTATACAGAAAAGAATATGATCTTGCTGATAACGAATACATTGTGGTAGACTTTACGCCATATAAAACAAAAGCTGGTAAAACAATGGCGCACATTGTGATGTCAGATAAAGATAAAAATTTAACTAGAGCTATTGTATTTTCTAGTATGTATAAGATTGCCTTAGCAAAAATGCGTGAGGGAATGAAGTGTCAGGTTGTTTTGTCAAAGTTAGACGATGGGACATTAATGATTAAGGAGATAAAGTGACAGAGGGTGTAGATGGTCTCATACAGTCCATCAGTATCAATCAGATCCTTGTAGCGATACTAGAGGAGCATGGCAAAATTACAGTGCCTACTTTAAAGTTTCTAGATGCAGCACAAACTGATAAAGAGTTGGTTATTGATTATGATGAGGATGGCCCATCATTTACTTTTAGTTTAAGGGATAAAGTTGAACAGCAATAGTGTTTTAACAGAGTATGGCCTTGATGCATTAGCAGCAATGCTTCATGAAACAGCAATAGAAAAGGGGTTTTGGGATGGAGATTATTCTAATGACAAGATTGGAAACAAGCTTGCCCTTGTACATTCAGAAGTTACTGAAGTATTAGAAGCAATTAGAAAGTCTAAGGGAAGCGAACATATTGTAGAGGAAATGGCAGATGTTATTATTCGCCTGCTAGATGTTTATGCTGCAATGAGAAATGAAGAGCAGGTTACACATAGTTTAGATGAAATTTTAGAGGCTAAAATAAATATAAATAAAGAGCGTCCAAGACTTCATGGAAACTTATTCTAGGTAAAGTATAACTAGAATGACAATAAGTATAGATGCCTACGCCTTGCATAACGATTCGGCTACCATATCTCCGTTACCAGTTAATAGAGATTGGATGGAAGAAACGCCAGGTAGACAAGCTTATCATTGTTTTCCGATGAGCCTTGCAAATCAGCTTGGCTGGGGTATATCTTTTAAAAAAGATATTTCATTTATACTACATAACGACTTTGACAATATATCATATGGGAAAATGGAAATAATTTCTGGTCAGGAATATGTTTCTACAGATAGACAAAATGGTGTGTTGGCATTTAAAACTGGATTAGCGCTTAGAACTAGTGAAAATTTTAGCCTACTTGTCTATCAACCACCAAATGTTTTTATAAATGGTTGCGACTTTGTATCTGTAATTTTAAGTACATCTTTTATAAAAGATGAATTTCAGCCAGGAATAAGAGTTAATTCTTTTAATAAAAAAATTACTATTAAAGCTGGAACCCCAATTGCAGCAATACTTCCAATAGACTTGTCTAGTTTAGATCATTCAGAAGTAAAGATTAGCAACCTAGATTCTAGTATGTATTCAAATTTATTTAGCTCTAATGAATATCGAGATGTGGTTTCAGTTAGACAAAAAAACGGAGTCTGGTCAGATTTTTACAGAAATGCAACAGACCACCTTGGAAACAAAATAGGGGAGCATCAGGTTAAAAAAATTAATTTAAAAGTAGTTTAAAGCTTTACGAAACCTATTTTAAATGATATACTAATGTAAAAGAGAGAGAAATAATGAAAATTGAATTAGATGATATATTGGCAAAGCTAGATCCAAAAACAAGAGCAAGAGTTCAGTCAGCAGTAGATGTAAATGTAGATAAGCAGATTACACCAAGTATTGGTCTTAACCTAGCATTAAAAGGCGGACTTGCATACGGACGACAGATTCTTGTTTGGGGGAATAAGTCTGCTGGAAAATCTTCTTTCTGTCTACAAATGATTGCGTTAGCTCAAAAAGAAGGAAAGACATGCGCTTGGATAGATGCTGAGCACTCATATGATCCAGCATGGGCAGAGATGTTAGGTGTAGATTCTGAAAAACTAATCTATTCACCAGCAAAAACTGTTAACGATATGGTAGATGTTGCAACGAAACTTATGGATGCAGGAGTTGATATGATTGTAGTAGATTCTATTTCAGCTCTTCTTCCCGCAATTTATTTTGAAAAAGATGGCAATGAAATGAAAGATCTGCAAGACACTAAGCAGATTGGCGCTGAAGCAAAGGATATGACTCACGCAGTCAAGATGTTAAATTATGCAAACAAAAACACACTACTTGTTCTCATCTCACAACAACGAAATCAATTTGGATCTATGCATGCTAGTCACATCCCCACAGGTGGCATGGCAGTCAAGTTCTTTTCTTCCACTGTCATTAAGCTATGGTCGTCTGAGGCTGAGGCTAATGCTATTAAAGCTGGTATTAAAGTTGGCGACAAGATTATCGAACAAAGAGTCGGCAGGCCAGTTAACTGGATTATTGATTACAACAAAGTCGGCCCCCCTAATTTATCAGGACAATACGACTTTTATTACCAAGGGGAAACTCTGGGTATAGATGGAGTTGGAGAGACATTAGATGTTGCAGAAATGTGTGGGGTAGTTGAAAAGGGTGGCGCTTGGTATACTGTTAACGGAGAAAGATTTCAGGGACGTGCAAAAGCAGTTCAGTATCTTCGTGATAATCCAGAAGTAGTTACAAAACTACAGGAGGACATTAGTGCCAAATCTTAATGAATTTATTTCTTCAGAAAAAATTCACAGCCCAGAGCTAGAGCGCTTTGGAGGCAAGAAACCCTGTGCTAAATGCGACAAAGATGCAGAAGAATATTTTTGGGATGCTATGTCTTTGACTATGAGCTGGGAATGTCCAGATGGTCATAAGAATTCATTTAGGGTTAACTAATGTCAGAAAGATCTGAAGTAAAAAGAGATGGTGCTAAAGCACAAAAGAATAGTGGTCGTGGAGATTACCAAAAGGGTGATGCCAAATGGAATCAGTTCTTGGTGGATTATAAAGAGGCCTCATCTTCTTTTACTTTAAATAAGCCAGTGTGGTCTAAAATATGCACTGACACATTTAAAGTTAGTAGGGATATGCATCCAGCGCTAAAGATTATTATAGGAACAGATTCCAAGGTTCGTCTTGGAATTATTGAGTGGGCTGTGTTAGAAGAACTAATTCAGTTTTGGGAGGACAACAATGGCAAACAAGCGTAGATTTAACGATACTATTATTAGAAATGGTATGATTATAAAGATTCGTAAAGATGGGACAGTGCGATCAGTAGTTGGTCCTTATATAGTAAATCATAAGAAGACTAAGTAATGACAATGTTTTTGCTAGGGTTAATGCTGGGCTTTGTTATTGGCTATGGCTTAGGTTTATTTATAGACAAGATAGATAAGAGGATGAAAAATGGTAGAAGATAAGAATACTTTAGAGTTAATTAGTTCTATTACGGAGTTCAATGACCTACATGAGTATATGGGCGATGACCAACTAGATAGGGCACTTTCTATTGTAGTAAAACTATTAATGAATCCAGATGTTCCTTCTGCAAAGGCACCGTATTTAATTATCGAGCTTCAAGCAATGTCTACTAAGTTTTCTATGATGGCGTCTTACTATTCAACAATTGCTAAAGATAAAGCTGGAACTACAAACAACAACAAAAAGAATATTTATTATTCAGCAAAGGAGTCCATAGACAAACTTGTAGATGCACTTAAGTATGTCGTTAGGTACAATTCATAATGGGTAGAGATATAGTAAAGAACCTTAAGTTTAAGAAGCATGCTGGCAAGCACTTCGATCCAGAAAAATTTGCTCAGCTTTTAGATGAGTCATATCGTAATACCAAACGTGCTGATGGCGAAATGACTAAAAAGTCTTTTAGTCCAAGCACACTTGGATACGGTCACGGAACATGCCCAAGATACTGGTATATGGCTTTTAGTGGTGCTATGTTTATTGATGATAATGATGCAGTAGCCGTTGCTAATATGGCTCAAGGAACTCAGGCTCACGAAAGATTACAAAAACTAATTAGTACTATGCCAGAATGGAAAGCCGAAGAAGAAGAAATTGTAAATGAATACCCTCCCATCCGTGGCTTTATAGATTTAATTATGGAGTATGACGCAGAAACTGTAATTGGAGAAATTAAAACAGCAAAGCAAGAAGTGTGGGATCAAAGACAGGCAGAAATGAAACCTACAACAAATCACCTTCTTCAATTGCTTACGTATATGAAATTAAAAAATGCTAAAGAAGGCTTCTTTCTTTATGAAAATAAGAATACACAGGAGCTTATTGTTATTCCAGTATCTATGAACGAAAAAAATAAGGCAATTATTGAGGAAGCTTTTACCTGGATGTGCGAAGTCTGGGATAACTTTAAAGAAGGAGATCTTCCTATGCGTCCAGCTGGCGCCTCAAAGTCTAAGATGCCATGCACATATTGCCCTATTAAAAAGGAATGTTATGCAGGGCTAACTGGAACAGTTCAAATAGAATCGTATAAGGTTCCAAAGCTGTGATTTGTGCAAACAAAGACTGCTTAAACGGTAAAGAGTTTGAGCCTAAAACCCATAATCAAAAATATTGTTCCGATGAGTGCTGCAGAATTGCAACTAATAAAAGAATTATGGAAAAGTATTATGAAAAAAAAGCTATTAGAAATGGTGCTGCACGTGGATGTAAAAAATGTAAAGCACAGCTAAGTAGGTATAATGACACTTCGTTATGTGCAGCTTGCCAGAAAAAAATAGATATAACATCAAAAAATAAGATTAAGGGAATGCTAGATGAAATTAGCTGACCTTGTAAAGACCAGAGCAAATAAAGTTTTAGGGATAGATGCATCAACAAACTCTGTTGCCTTCTGCCTAATGGAAAATGATAAGCCATTAAAATGGGGTAAAATAGAATTTGTAGGGGCCGATATATATGAAAAGATATATGACGCAAAGGTTAAAACACACGCTATGCTAGAAGAATTAAAATCAGATTATATTGCGGTAGAGGGTGCAATACTTGTCAGATCACCTGATGCTGTGATAAAATTGTCTTATGTATATGGAGTTGTTATTGCTGAGCTTATGTCTACTGGCTCTAAGGTTATTACTATTAGCCCATCCTCGTGGCAGGCGTTCATTGGCAACAAAAATCCAACGAAAGATGAGAAGTCTGCAATAAGATTAAAGAGTCCAGGATACGCAGACTCTTGGTATAAAACTCAATTAAGAAATATGCGTAAGCAAAGAACCGTGGATTATTTTAATAATAAGTACGGCCTATCCATAACAGATTTTGACGTAGCAGATGCATTCGGCATCGCTCATTATGCTAATAAGGTGCTTACTGAAAGATGAAGTTTTATCAAAGCAAGGAGTGGCTATATAGAAGGTATGTAGTTCAAAAGAAAACTGTAACTGAGATAGGAAAAGAGTGCGGAGTATCCGCTATGACCATACAGAGATACCTAGAACAGTTTGGACTTATTAAAAAAAGATGACTCTCAATAAATTTTGCTATAAAGTTTTTCATATCCCAGGATATGGGGAATCTCACGAACAAAGATCTGACCTATTTAAAAGCCTTGATGATTTTTTGTTAACTAAAATGGACAGACTTGAAACAGATACAGTTCTAATTAGTAACGAAGACCAGTACTTTGATTTTAATGAAAAGCATAATTTGATTAAAACTCAACGTGAGTTTAAGTGGGGAGAGCTAGGCATATGGGCAAGCAACTTATTGGCAATTAAAAATTTTTTAAACACAGATAAAGAATATCTTATGTTAATGGAAGATGATATCTATGTTCCAAATCAAGAAAGGTTTGTCGAGCTTCTAGAATATTATATGAGCATTATTCCCAAAGACTGGGAAGTGTTTAGTTATTTTGTGCATGAAAATCAATTTACTAGGTTTCAGGATATTCACGGTCATTCCGAAATAGTTCCAGCATATCAAGACTGGTCGATGCTTTGCTATATATTAAATAGAAAGTCTGCAGAAAAAATTCTTAATTTGTGTTTAATTCATGGATTAACAATGCCAATAGACTGGTATATTTATAGGCAACCAGAGGTATTTAAGTCGTATACCCTGAGTCCTATTGCAGAAAAGGGATGTAAATTGTATAATGTAGTATCAACCTTTCAAGAAAAAGAAACAGGCCACCCAGTGCCAGAAAAGAGAAATAAATGAGCAGAGAGCTAGCAGAAAAGTTACCAAATTGGTTTCTAGGTAATAAAACACAAGATGACTTTGATAGACTTTTAAATGAATTTAGGGGCAAGCCTAATCTTAAGTTTTTAGAGATTGGTTCATTTTGCGGCAATAGTGCGGCATGGACTATCGAAAATATTCTTACAGATAAAACATCAAAGCTTACGTGTGTAGACCCTTGGAATGGAAATATTGTGCATGAAGCATTTGATTTCTCGGATGTAGAAGCTGCTTTTGATCAGCAACTTGAGCCATTTAAAGATCAGCTTATTAAACAAAAAGCATATAGCGATGAATGGCTTATGAAGAATCGCTCTAAGCAGTATGACTTTATTTATATTGATGGGGACCACATGCCACAAGCATTTATGATGGATGCTTTGCTTTCATGGGAGTTGTTAAAGCCAGGTGGAATTATGGCTATTGATGATTATGCATGGACACATCCACGAGGATCTCAGTATAATCCAGGACCAGCAATCGATATGTTTGTAAGCATGTACTCAGAGCACCTAACTGTTATCGAAAAGGGATGGCAAGTTTGGGTACGCAAGAATCCAGATTATGTTCGTCCAGAACATATTCACGAATAAAAGGCGGCTAAATGTTAAAACCAGTATTTGAAGATGTAAGTAGGTTTGATTGCTCAGACCTATATTTAAAATCAGTTGGTGCCCCAGCTGGCAATGCTATTTGGACAACCTGCCACGATATTGCACATATGCTAATTGAAAAAAATATCTCATACGGCAACTCGGCACTTGAGCCAGCTAGAATATTTTCAACGGCGGATTCAACAGAACAATTAAAAGTCCGTATAGATGATAAGCTAAATAGAGTAAAAAATAACCAAGGGTTTGCGGGAGATAATGATATCGATGATTTAATTGGATATCTAGTTCTCTATAAAATAGCTAGATCCAGTTGATTTTTTAGTCGACTAAGAGTATACTCTAATATATGTCTGAAATTGAATTAGCTGATCACTTTGATCGAATGAACGTAGTGGTCTCAGAACTACTTAAGGGAAATAACCCTACCCAAATTGCCACCGTAACAGGCTTTAAGAGAGCCGAAGTGGTCGAGTTGATAGATGAGTGGAAGAGCGTTGTTCACAACGACACAGCGGCCCGTGAAAGGGCTAAAGAGGCCATCTCAGGAGCAGACCAACACTATGCCATGCTAATTAAAGAAGCGTGGAAAACTGTAGAAGATGCAGATCAGGCGGGACAATTAAGTGTTAAATCTGGTGCATTAAAGCTTATTGCAGATATTGAAGGTAAAAGAATAGGCATGCTTCAAGAAGTCGGGTTACTAGATAATGCCGAATTAGCAAATCAAATTGCAGAAACAGAACGTAAGCAAGACATACTTGTAAAAATATTAAAAGAAGTAACTGCCTCTTGCCCTAAGTGTAAAATGGATGTGGCAAAAAGATTATCTCAGATCACTGGTATTGTTGAGCCAATAGAGATAGTTGAGGAATCTAGTGGATCTTAATTTTAATGATTTAATTGATATTCTAGATGGCGAAGAATTTGATGAACGTCCAGTGGACCTACGCACATTTGTAACAAATCCAGATTACTTAGGTTTACCACCTCTATCTGAATATCAATATACATTAATTGAAAAGTCTTCACAGGTTTATAAAGAGTCTACACTCATTAAATTATTCGGAGAAGACGAAGGCAAAAGAATGTTTAAGCAAACAGCCAATGAGGTTGTTGCTCAACTTGGCAAAGGCTCTGGAAAAGACTACTGCTCAACCATATCAGTAGCCTATATAGTATATTTACTATTGTGTCTTAAAGATCCAGCTCAGTATTATGGAAAGCCTCCTGGAGACTCTATTGATATCATTAACATTGCTATTAACGCACAGCAGGCAAACAACGTTTTCTTTAAGGGATTTAGAACACGAATAGATAAGTCTCCATGGTTTACTGGAAAGTATACTGAAAAGGCTTCTGAGATAAAGTTTAATAAGAATATAACAGTACACTCAGGTCACTCAGAGCGTGAGGCCTGGGAAGGATATAACGTTATCGTAATCATCCTTGATGAAATTTCAGGCTTTGCTACAGAAAATACAACTGGACACGAGCAGGCTAAAACTGGTAGTGCAATATACGAGATGTATCGTGCATCAGTCGATTCACGTTTTCCAGACTACGGAAAGGTTATTCTGCTTTCATTTCCAAGATATAAGAATGACTATATTCAGCAGAGATATGAGGACGTTGTTGCAGAAAAAGAAGTGGTAGTTAGATCTCACCACTTTAAACTCGACGACTCTTTGCCAGACGGAACAGATGGTAATGAATTTGATATTGAGTGGGAAGAAGATCACATCTTGTCCTATAAATATCCAAGAATGTATGCCCTTAAAAGACCAACCTGGGAAATTAATCCAACAAGAAGTATTGATGATTTTAAGGTAGCCTTTTATAAAAATGCACCAGATGCACTAGGTAGATTTGCATGCATGCCTTCAGAAGCTATAGATGCATTCTTTAAGTCTAGAGAAAAAATTGAAAACGCATTCAGCAACAAAGCTTTAGCCGTAGACGAATTTGGAAGATTTGAAAATTGGTTTGCGCCAGATCCAGATAAAGAGTATTTCTTGCACGTTGACTTGGCCCAAAAGCATGACCATTGTGCTGTTGCAATGGCACACGTACAAAAATGGGTAAATGTAAAAGTAACTGATACATATTCTCAACCAGCTCCAATTGTAGAAGTTGATGCAGTCAGATATTGGACGCCTACTCCAGATAAGTCTGTAGACTTTACTGAGGTTAAAGATTATATATTATCACTTAGGACAAAAGGATTTAAGATTCGTGTCTGTACGTTTGACAGATGGAACTCACACGACATGATGCAACAGTTAAAACAGTATGGTATTAATACAGAAAATTTATCTGTTGCAAAAAAACATTACGACGATATGGCAATGGTCGTAGCTGAGGACAGACTAAATGGGCCAGCAATTAAGTTGCTTGTTGATGAGTTGCTTCAGTTAAAAATTATGAGAGATAGGGTTGATCACCCAAGAAAAGGATCTAAAGACTTAGCAGATGCTGTGTGCGGTTCTGTATATAACGCAATCAGCAGAAGCAGGCCACAAAACAATGAAGAGATAGACATACATACCTACAGCTCTTTAAAGTGGGATAGAGAAAAAGAAGAAGATGAAATAGTAATGAATATGATAAGGCCACCAAGAATGCCTAAGAACTTATCAGATATGTTAGACGGAATGGAAATAGTATGAGTATATATCAAGAAAGAGCTAAAGAATGTAAATGTTGTGGCAAGCACGTACCGTTGCCTACAGTTCTAAAGGAATATAATGGCGTACCACTATGCCCTACAACATTTTCTAATGTAGTAGAGTATAAGAGAATATGGAAGTCTTTTGGTTCTAGGCCATCAGGAAGCATTAGAAAACATTTTTCTGAATACGTCCAGCAATTAGTAGAAACAACAATTAACGAAAGCGAAAATGTAATTTCAAATGAATCTTGAAGACAATGATGATGATGAAATGTTAGCCTATTATCTAGAAATAGGAGTTGTTAATCTTGAAGGCATGGACGAAAGCGGTGAAATGATTTATTCAATAGATCAAGAACTGGCTAAAGAGCTTGCCCCAGAGCTGTGGCAATCTCATATTGACTATGTTGATAAGTCTTTAATTGAGCTGTACGAGGCTGGATTAGTAGATGTTCAATACGACGAAAATCTAGAGGCAACAATACGTCTAAGCGAAGAAGGCCACAGGATAGCTAAAGAAAAGGGTCTTGTAGAGATAGACCCTGCAGATTTTAAAAACATTCCAAACGATTAAAGATTATGATATAATTATTATAGGATGCCCTAATGGGGTCCTATAAATTAACTTATTCGCTTGAAGGAGGAATAAAATGGTAACAACATATACATGGGATCTTTTTAAGGATCCTTTTTTTATTGGATTTGATAGAGCTTTAGATACATGGAGCCACGCTCAAACGGTATCGAGTGCGACTAACTATCCACCATATAACGTAATCAAGGTAGACGAAGACAACTTTGTTGTCGAACTAGCAGTCGCTGGATTTGCTAAAACAGATATTGACGTATCAACAGCAGACGGCAAGCTTACTGTAAAGGGAGAATTAAACACAGAGGATAACGATTCGAAGTTTATCCATCGTGGAATTGCTGCCCGTAAATTTACTCGTGAGTGGGCTCTTGGTGAATATATGGAAGTAAAGGCTGCTGAACTAAAGGACGGAATGCTTAAGATCGATATCGTACGCATTTTGCCAGAAGAGAAGAAGCCAAAGACTATCAAGATCAAATAAATAGTATAATAGAGATCTGCACCCCGTCACTGGGGAGTCGCAGATTCGGGCATCGCCGCCCAGGATAGTCGGGGGAGACAGCGACTATAAACAACTGGTATAGTCCTGAGTATGACTGTAAAAAACTGCTCCTTAAAATTAAGGAGAGATATGTTTGAATACAGAATTAAACAAGTAACTAAGGTAGTTGATGGAGACACTATCGATGTTGATATTGATTTGGGATTTAGCATATCATACTCTCAAAGACTAAGGTTGGCAGGAATTGACACACCAGAGTCTAGAACAACTGATAAGTTTGAAAAAACACTTGGAATTGAATCAAAAGATTACTTAAAATATAAGCTTAAGGATGCTAAGGATATAGTTGTAAAAACTGAAAAACCAGATAGCTCAGAAAAGTATGGAAGAATACTAGGGTGGGTCTATGTTGACGGAAATACAAAGTCTCTTAATGAACAGATGATTGAAGATGGATATGCTTGGTCATATATGGGAGATACTAAAGTTAAAGATTTTTCAATCCTGGCAGAAAAAAGAAAAAAGAATAAGTGATTGATATGCAAAAAAATCAATTGATGCCAAAAGTAATGGTCTATAGCGGAGTCTTAGATAATACAGAATTTATTACTTCAACAATTAAACAATCGGAAACTGAAGAAAACCAGGGTAAATATTACATAAATAAGTGGGGCAATTGGGGTCGTATAGGAACAAGCACACAATTAAAAAATTGGTTATTTAGTTTAAGTAACGGATCTCTGCTAAACGTTGGAGACGAATCTGATGAATGCTGTAATAAAAGAAATTGGTTTTTGCTAGAAAAAGAGGGAGACAGCCTGCGCCACAAGTGTGATAAGGTTATAGGTGAAACTAGAGTTCCCCCAGAAGATTTAGAATGGTTTGAAGATAATAAGAATAGTTTAATAAATGACAATGACTCCATAGATCAAAGAACTGCTTTGAATAGTATAAGAAAAGCGTATAAAAAAGTTTTACTAGACTATATAAAAGATTGGGGAGCAGACGAATCTTTTGATAAAGTAAATAATTTTAATCTTAAAGATGGTTCATGGCAGATACCTAATTTTGGTATATTGCATCATTCTAAAACCCCAGATGATTATTCTATGTCTATGACTTATCATACAGATACTCATCAATATGATACAGAGCGTGGCGGAAATCATTTTATCTTAACAATTACAATGTATTTAAACGATGACTATGAAGGTGGCGAGCTTACATTTTTAAATGAAAATGATGGAGATGTAATTCACTATAGACCAAAGGCTGGGGACATAACTGTTTTCCCATCAGCAGTACCATATTGGCACGGGGTAGAAAGAGTTGAATCGGGCGACAGGTATCTAGTAAGAACCTTCTTGGCCAAAGAATTCGAACCGTCAGATTTATGGAAAAAAAATGCAGAGCATTATGGATTAGAAGAATATAAAAAAATGGAGTACGAAAGAATATCCAAAGAGTATAACGACCCTAAATATTTTAGATTAGCGGTTTATGAAGACGATATTGTTACTAAAAATAGCAATGGGTCTATTCATATAGGTGACTACACTGGAATGGTTGGTTTCCCTTTTAACGTAAATAAAAAAAGAGGATACTATAAAAACTAAAATTCATTGGATGCAAAGACACAGCGACGACTCGTTGCACGAACTAAAATTTTTATCAAGTAAGTTAGAGTCTTGCGGGTACGAGTCTGTCCTTTTAGTATATCATTCACTACTACCAGACTATATGATAAGAGTTGCAAACATCATAGACGCTGATCATAGTTTAAAATATATGTTTGCAATTAGGACATATGCCATAAGCCCAGAATATTGTGCAATGATGTGTGAAGCTTTTCATTTAATTGATCCAAAAAGAATTATTTTAAATATCGCAGCTGGGGATCTAAAGCCAGAGGAGACCAGCCTTGAAGACGTTGTTAGAATAGGCGGGTTTTTAAAAGACTATTCAGATAGGGTAGAGTATACTTCAGAGTGGTTAGAAAAGTTTTTGAATTTAAGATATTTTAAAAATAAGCCAGAGCTGGTTGTAAGTGGTACTTCTTCAAAAACAATTGATAACTCAGAAAGATATGGTGATATACACCTAGCCATGCTGTCAAGCTATAAGGATGGACTCAGTGTAAACACAGGAAGAAAAATGGCTGCCTGCCCAGTTATTATAAGAGATACTCACGAAGAAGCCGAGGCTGTGTTTGAGGCCGAAGAAAATAGAATGACTAAGTTTTCTATGATTTATGGGACGGAAGATGAAGTAATTGAAAAAATTAAAAAGCTTGAAGATATTGGAATAACAGACTTCCTGCTTAACTCAGATAGAGAAAACGAAGATGAAAAAATTCATAAAATGGTAAAGAAAATGTTAAAGGGGAACTAAAAATGCCTATATACGAATACAAATGCGAGTGTTCGCCAGAAGAGATTGTCTCAAAAGAAAGATCTATAACTTCTGTTGAGCCTAACTATCTATGTAATGAATGTGGTAAAAGGTTGCAAAGACATTACGGTTCTTTTGGTATACAGTTTAAAGGTAATGGCTTTTATAAAACAGATAATGTTAAGTAATTTAAATTAACATTCTGCTATAATATCTAAGTAAGCAAAAATATTGCATTACTTAGGAGATACCTAGTTGACTAGAAAGTTAAAGTACTTTTTAACCAGCCTTTTTATTATTGGCTGGCTTTTCCTTTTTGGGCCCAGCATTGCAAATGCTGATGAGCCAACAGTTCAAGTAACTCCAGCTAATCCTTCTTCAGATACCGCTACAACAACCACTCCTATTACAGTTGAGACAGTTGCAGATAAGGTTGAAGCGGCAGCAGAGACATTGCAGGCAGCAGCAGAAACACAAGCAACTGCTATAACTACTACAATTCAAGCAAATGTTCCTAATACAACAACAGAGCAAGCAGCTACAATTGCTACCACACAAGAGCCAATTGCTACTGCAGTAGCAGAGGCTACAGTAAAGGTCCAGCAAGCTACAACAGCAATACAGTCTGCAGAGACAGCATTACAGATTGCAACAACAGCGGTGGCATCTGTTGAATCACAAACGGCAGTGGTTACCCAAGCAACAACAGTTGTTGAGTCATCTACAGCAACAGTTACTACAGCAACATCAGCAGTTGAATCTCAAACAGCAGTAGTTGCCTCAGACCAATCTGCTGTAGCAGCAGCACAAGCAGTAGTTGATTCAAATACGTCACCTGGATTAAATGTAACTATTTATAGCAATCCAGGAACAGCAGGGTCTCCAGCTCAGGGAGGAACAGTTGTATATACTGGAAAAGATACTAATGGTATTAATGAGCAATGGGGTAGCGGAGGGCCAACAGTAAATGGTGGAACCACTACAGTAACAGAAACATTTGCAAATGGAACAGCCACAGTTGTTTCAGTAGCACCCGTTGGTGGTGTTTCTATAGGAGGTAACTGGTCAGACTCTGCTGGGAAAACAGATGTTGTTAGTGGATCAGCATTAACAATAATTAATCCTTCAGCAAATGTTGTTATTGACGTAAATCCATCTAACACTGGAACTGTAACTCAAGTTACAATGGGTGTATATGCTAAAAATGGTGATACAAATATAATTACAGTAAATACAGATGGGACTGCTACTACAACAGTAATGGAAAATAATGTCACTGGAAATGTTATGGATAACGGATTTACTTCAACAGAAACAGTAACTGGAACAAATATTGATACAGTTACAATTACAAAAGATTCAGATTATTATATTGTAGATAATATATCTGTAACTAAAACAACACAAACTACGGTTACAGAAGATTTTCAAGTTAAATGGGACGGTTTATGGACACCACAATCTACAGGAACACAGTATATAACAGCACCAGCAGATGACGGCGTAAAGCTATATCTTGACGGGCAGCTTGTGATTAATGACTGGGTAGATAAAGGTGGTGGTGGATCCACTGCTGACGTTGAAACAACGGCTGGTATATCAAAGACTTTTGAAATGTGGTATTACGAAAACGGTGGTGGAGCTGCAGTATCTTTAATGAGATATACAGGATCTGGGTGGGAAGTAATACCTGCATCAGAATTTTCTACATCTTCAGCAAGCTCTGCCCAAATAGCAACATTAAATGCTGCTAAGACAACCTTGGCAAACGATACAGCTACTTTAAATACTCTTCAGCAAAACTTAACAACTGCAAATGAGAACCTAACAACTGCTAACCAAAACCTAACAACTGAGCAGGAGAATCTAGCAATTGCTAATCAAAATTTACAGGTTGCAATTCAAACAGCAGACTCTCTTGCTAATACAGCAACAACAAAAGTAAATGAAGCAGTAACTGCAATGACAAATGCTACTCGGGTTACTACAAATTATTATGCAGAACAGCAAGCATTAGCACAAGCAGCTGCACAAGCTGCAGCGCAGGCTGCAGCACAACAAGCCGCACAAGAAGCTGCAGCAGCGGAAGCAGCAGCAGCTCAAGCAGAAGCACAAGCAAAGGCAGCCGCTGAAGCAGCGGCTAAAGCAGAATCAGAAGCCAAAGCAGCTGCAGAAGCTGCAGCAAAAGCAGAAGCAGAAGCAAAGGCAGCCGCTGAAGCAGCGGCTAAAGCAGAAGCAGATAGAGTTGCTGCTGAGGAAGCAGCAGCTAAGGCAGAGGCAGATCGTGTAGCAGCAGAAGAGGCTGCAGCAAAAGCAGAGCAAGAGGCTAAAGAGCAAGCGGAAGCAGATGCAAAAGCAGAAGCAGATAGATTAGAAGCAGAAGCAGAGGCTGCAAGAGAAGCTGAAGAGCAAGCAAAGGCAGAAGCCGAAGCTAAGGCACAAGAAGAAGCAAACGCTAAAGCAGAAGCAGAAGCAAAGCAAGCAGAAGCAGATAGATTAAAGGCGGAGGCGGAAGCAAAAGAAGCAGAGAAAGAAGCCCTTGATAAAGCAATAGAAGATGCTAAAGAAGGTAAAGAATTAACTGAAGAACAAAAAGATGCAGTAGTTGAAAGTCTTATTGAAGATCTAAAGCCAGGAGAAGCAGTAAGTTCTGCAGATATTAAAGCATCTGGAATTGAATATAAAGATCTTCCACCTGCAACACCAGTAGATGTTAGAACAGATGAAAATGGAAATGCAGTTGTAATTACTGCAGAAGTTGCAGCACAGGTAGAGTTACTTCAAAATCCAGGTGCATTAGTAGAGGAATTATTTACAAATCCAGCAGCAGCATTGGCTGCATTTGGAAGCATAGGTGCAGATATGTCTGATGAAGAAAGAGAAGAGGCAACAGATATGGTTGTTGCTACAGTAGTTGCAGCAGGTGCTGCAATTAACGCAGCAGCCGTTGCCACAGGAGGAGCCACAGGAGGTGGCACAGGAGGCGGAGGAAGTTCTGGAGGAGGTGGCGCTTCAGGTGCCAATTCACCAGGTTCACGAGGAGGTAGAAAATGGTAAGAATACTAAAAAATATAATCAAGGATCTAATTGATCAAGCTTGGACCCTTCTTGGTATGTTCATTGCTTGGGTCGTTTTAGACGGCAGTGCAAAAACTATAGTAGGTTATGGAATTATAGCCACAACAGCTCTATGGGTAGTTACAAGCCCTGCTAGAAATAAAGACTCAGAATAGGGTATAATAGGGGTATGAGGAAATTAATCACTATTGCCCTATCTGGGCTATTAATGCTATCATTAACTGGATGCGATTCTTTAAACAGATACCGCTATCCTTGTCAGGACCCTGCAAATTGGGAACTTTCAGAATGTAATCCTCCAGAATGTGAAGCCTCACAGACTTGTACAAAAGATGTAATAAAAGTTACACCTACTACACCAGAACAGGAAATAACAAATGGCTAAAGAAAGATTGACGGCTGCAGACTTAGATGCTCGATTAAAGTTTATTCTAGGAATAACTCTTGGAAGCATTTTGTTCCTAACAGCACTTGGAATTATTTATGGGTTGTTGTTCGTAACACAGCCTATCGGTGCTCAGTCAGAAAATGATAAAATGTTTTTTAATGTTCTAGGTAGCATTGCAACATTTATTACAGGAACATTAGCTGGTATCCTTATTGGAAACTCAGGAGCTAAAGATATTATGGCAGCCCAACTTCAAAACAAAGAGATGGATGCAAAGAATACACAGGCGGATAAAAAGCTTGAAGCAGAGATTGATGCAACTGCTGCACGTTTGGCAGCAAAGCCAGACGGAGCAATGCCAGAAGCTCAACCAGTTGATGAAGATTGGGATAAGTAATCATGGCAGATTCAGCTAAAAGAACACTACTAAAAACAGCAAGCTGGGAAACATTTCATCTAGTTGGAGTTGCTGGAGTAATTTATTTATTTACTGGTGAATGGGAATACGCAAGTCTTGGAGCCCTACTGTATATAGGTTGGGAAGCACTAGGCTACTTTCTTCACGAAAGAGTCTGGGTAAAATTTGGGAATAAGGTGAAGTAATGGCAGATCAAGGAACAGCAGCACGTCTTATTGAAGTTGCTACAGCAGAAGTAGGAACCATTGAGGGTCCGAAAGATAACGAAACTAAATACGGTGCTTTTATGAAAGCAAACTTTCAGCCATGGTGCGGAAGTTTTGTTAACTGGTGTGCAAACGAAGCTGGAGTAAAAATTCCTAACACTGTTTATACACCAAGCGGTGCACAAGCATTTAAGAAAGCTGGTCAATGGATTGATGGAGATATTGCAGATCCAGAACCAGGAGATATTGCCTATTTTGATTTCCCATCAGATGGCGTCGATAGAATTTCTCACGTTGGAATTGTTGTAAAAGACAATGAAGACGGAACTGTATGGTGTATTGAAGGAAATACTACTTCAAAGAAAAAGGGAAGCCAGCGAAATGGCGGAGAGACCTGCAAACAACTTCGTGCTTTCAAGAAAAACAAAGCAGGCGTAATGATTTCAATCGTAGGATTTGGTCGTCCAAAGTTTAAGGCTGCGGGTGAAACACCTACAACAAAGACTAAAGCAGAAAAAACATCCACTGCAAAGTGCCCTACTTGCGGTAAGTAAATGAATACATACAGAGTCAAAATAGAGATTGATGCAGAAGTAGAGGCATTCTCTTCAGAAGACGCTGTAGATTATGCTAATGATATATTCGGCATAGACGATGAAGTTAAAAATGTTAAAGTTGTTAGTGTAAAGGAAAAATAATATGGCAAAAGAAGGCTACAGGCCAACATCTGGAATGCAATCAGCAGCACGTCGTGCCATAAAGTTAAAAGAGCAGGGAAAAGCTAAAGGCGCAGGAACTGCAGTAGGCTGGACTCGTGCAGGACAACTAGCTCGTGGCGAAACATTAAGCTTGTCTACTGTTAAAAGAATGTATTCATTCTTCTCACGCCATGAAGTAGATAAAAAAGGAAAAGATTGGGATAATGCAGAAAACCCTTCAAACGGGAAAATTATGTGGCTTGCTTGGGGTGGAGACGCAGGATTTTCCTGGTCTAGAAAAATTGTTGAAAGAGAGAAAAATATGAAAAAGTCATTAGAATTAAATGAAATTGTAGAAGAGATTAAAGATATGTTTGATGATGTGGTAAATCCCATCACAAAAGCTGTAGAAATTGAAATTGAAGAAGAAGACGAAGAAGATGACATGGAGACTACAGAGGGCTGTGATTGTGAAGGCTGCAAGGAGTGTAAGGCTAATGGTGGATGTGTTAGCAAAATGTGCAGTGGTCATAAAAAGGTAGAAAAGTCAGACACTCTTACAGATGAAGAAGTTTCTAAGTCGTATGAATCAGATAATGAAGAAGAAGATAAATGGGATAATATGGAAAAAGCCTGCTGGTCTGGATACACTCAAAGAGGTATGAAAGAAAAGGGTGGCAGAATGGTTCCAAATTGTGTGCCTGTTGAAAAGGCTTATGACGTAGAAGACAAAGAAGAGCCTAAAATTAAAAAGTCCATATTCAGTGGAACTTTTCTTAAATAAGTATTGACATAGCCGCAGATTTTACTGTATAATATATATCAGTGGGATGCTGCGGTTTATGTTTAAGGAATAATGTTAAATCTAACAGAACTAGGTGTCGAAGTCTTTATCAAGAAGGCCAAGAATATCACCCCATTTTGGGACAATTACGATCTAGTAATTTGGAAAAAAGATATTAACGGATTTACAAATGTAAAGGGCATGTTCAAAGAGAACACATGGGGGACAGCAGAAAGAATTTCTGTTGACAGTAACGGAATATGGAAGTTGCCCACAAAGCATGTCAAACATTTTAAATGATTTAGGCATAGATGAAGATGATCTAGATTGGTTCCATCTTGCAATATGCAGAGGCATGGACACAAATCTATTTTATGAAAAATACGAGTCTGATGCTAATATAGCAAGAAACATAGACGAGATGTGTTTTAGTTGTCCAGTAATGAAAATGTGTTATGAATCTGGTACAGATAATAATGAATATGGAGTATGGGGCGGAGTATATTTAAGTTCAGGTTCAATAGATAGATCCAAGAATTTACACAAAACAGCAGAAGACTGGAAGAGGTTAAAGAAGAAAAATGTTTATTAATAAAAAAGATATAAATGAGCATTTTAAATACGGAGTAAATGAATGGACTGGCGAACCAAACAAACCTGTTTTTTATACTGAAGAAATGAAGAAGGCAGTCCATCAAGTAAAGAAGCCACCGATGCTTCTTATGGACATAGTAATGTATCCACAGTTTTTAGCGTTAAGACTGTATGAAGATAATTTTTTACAATTCGAAGGAGCCAAAAAAGAAATGGTTATTGATTATGTAGGAAAGGTCAAGCGATTGCTTGAGTCATACGGAGTAAGATGCGAGCTGGAGGGCAAGCCTAGTGAAAGAATACTATGATGTGGTTCATGTTGTATACATCCATTCAGAGCAATGTCACGGTACTGTTGAAAAACTTGGTGCGTTTGCATCAACGGTTAACTACAATAAGGATGGCATGGAGTACAGCGAATTAATGGAAAATGAAGAGTTTAGCATCATTGATGAGATAATCTTTAAACATATTGAGGAATCAGAATAATGGAAAAAATATTATGCTATAGCTGTAATAAGTCTAAAAACAAGCTAGAGGTAAAGAAGTCAGTTCTTTTGCCAATTAATTTACTTATTTGTGAAACATGTTTTTCTTCTAAATTTGAGCCACGTTGGGTAATTATATTGGCTGGAAGATCTTCTGGTCCAGATCACGTAAAAGAATACATTGTAAAAAGACGTTATGTTGGTAACGAAATTACCGCTTCGGAGCTTTTAATTTAGTCAACCGTTTTAAATTATAATTTTAAGTCGAGTATAATTAGTTTATTATGAGTATTCTTGAATGGATTGTGCTTTCTGCTGCCGCCGCTTCTGGCCTAGGATACTTTGGCAATAAATTTTTTAAGCTTTTTAAGACCTGGTTTCAATTTATTCAGGACTGGAATGGCACTGAAGATCGTCCAGGAGTTGTAGAAAGATTAGAACTCGGACACCTTAGATTTGAACATTTAGACGAAGAAATAAGAATTATTAAAGCTGAACTATTTAATAATCATGGCACCTCATTGAGGGATGCAATTGATAGAATTGAAAAAAATACCTCTAAATAACCTACTTGCACATCGAATTTTAAAATAGTATACTAGGTTATATGACCTGCATAGTAGCTCTAATCCATGAAAATAAAGTCCTCTTGGGGGGCGATGCTGCTGCATCAGATGATAAGTCTGGATTAATTTTTCAGCGCACAGACCCAAAAGTTTTTAAAGTAGGTCAGTTCGGAATAGGATTTGTTGATAGTTTTAGAATGGGACAAATTTTGCAATATGACTGGACACCACCAGTTTACAAACCAACTGCTGGATTCAGAAACTTAGATAAATTTATAAGAACAAAATTTGTAGAGTCAATTAAAGATTCATTTAAAGAACACGGTTACGGAAACTTTGGATCTGGAACTGAAGACGGCGATGAAGGCGGAATATTTTTAATAGCAGTTCAAGGCGCTGGAAGAATTTTTACAATGGATTCAGACTTTCATATAGGCGAAGCAGATGTTCAATACATGGCTGAAGGTGCTGGGCAGGAACTAGCACTTGGTTCATTGTTTTCAACTGGATTAATAAAGACTCCACGCAAGCGTGTTAGAATGGCTTTAGAAGCTGCAGCAAAGTTTAATATGAGCGTAAGGCCTCCCTTTACAATTATAGAAGTCTAGAGTATAATAGATTTATGAAATGGGTTAATCGTTTAGCAGCTACCCTAATTGGATTAATTGGTATTGGGGTTGTAAGAGAGTTTTTTAACAGATACGACGTTTTGGTATTTGATAAAAATGATATAGAAGAGGCTAGGCAAGAGCAGGAAAACCCTGTCTCTAATCCAGTAGACTTGCGTGGAACTCCTACTCACGCTTGTGTTTGTGGATCAATTCATTTTTATGTAAGGGCTATCTTTGACGATTATGAGATTGCAACTTATTTTTTAGATATGCAGTGCGTTGAGTGTGGAGCTTTATTGACAGCCCCTACTCCATTAGACAGAGAGATAACAGAGTGAGAAAATCAGACAGAATTAGACTGCTTGAAATGGAAATGCTAAGAATGCAATTTCAGATAGAATATTTAAACACAGCAGTTAGACTTTTATTAGATGAAAATAAAGTCACGGGTCCAGAAATGGACGCTGGTAAGTGGTATAACGCTAAATTAAATAAAGATAAGTAGGCTATTGACAATCCTTCTTGTATTTAGTATTATATAGTCTATGAATAAAAAAATACTAGTGGGCCTAATTGCCCTTACACTATCTATACCATCAATATCGCATGCAAACGTAAAGAACAGGACCGTATCGGCTCCGACCCTTGCAATTCTTGATACTGCGTTAGACACTTCTATCCCAGCTATTAAAGAAAAACTTGTATATGAGGTTTGTATACTAGAGTGGACAACCTGTCCTAATGGAAAATCTTTTATGGAAGGTCCAGGATCAGCTTTCTTGCCTTTAGCATCTATTACAAAAAACGGATTTGATCATGGAACTCAAATGGCTTCTGCAGCAATTTCTGCAAATCCAAACATGAACATAGTTTTTGTTAGAATTATCGGGCAGAATGTTAATGGTGACAGACAAATTACAACAGAAAAAACAGTTTATTCTGCTTTAGACTGGGTGTATGCCAATAAAGATAAATTTAATATTAAGGCAGTGTCTATGTCTATGGGAGACTCTACTAGAGCATCAGGACAAAACTACTGTCCGTCTACCCCAACTACACAGCAATCAATTAAGAACCTATTGTCTGTTGATATTCCAACCTTTTTCCCTACAGGAAATGGTCGTGACTATTCAAGAATTGACTGGCCATCTTGCATACCAGAATCCTTTGCTATTGGATCTGGTTCTAGAAACGGAATTGATCTAATTAGTAACTCTGACCAATCTCTAACAGATTTCTATTCTGTCGGTAACGCAAGAGTTACAGTGCCAGGAAATATTGTTAGAAATGCTGCTGGAACCTCTGTCTCTGCTCAAATTGCAGCAGCACAATGGCTTACATTAAAGCAAACTTATCCACAGTATACGGTTAAGCAAATTTCTGACTTAATCCATAAGACTTCTGTTAAAATTAACAGGGGCAAGAAGTTCCCAAACTCGTTTGGCAACCTGTTTGACCTAAGTAAGGCAATCAATGGATAAGCAAATGACAGTGCTTGAGTCTATCGTACAAGATGTAGCAAAGGCCCTTTTTCAAAAATGGGCTAATGCTCTTCCTGAGGACCAACAATCAGAAGAAACTATCTCTAATTTAAATAAGAATGCTACAGAGTCTACATATTTTGTAGTTAAAATGTTTATGGATAAGTTTAATGAAGCAGCAGATGACCTTAAGGACAAAAATTGATAGTAACAGACCAAAGTTTTGCTCAAGTTATTGAGTCTAACAGCTTAGTCCTTATAGATTTCTGGGCTGATTGGTGTGGTCCATGTAAAAGAGTTTCTCCAATATTAGATGAAATCTCTGAAGAGACTGGCTTGCTAATTGGTAAGTTAAATATTGATGAACATCCAGAAAAAACTCAGGAATACTCTGTACACTCGATACCAACTATGGTATTATTTAAGGATGGAAACCCAGTCCACACAGTGCTTGGCGCAAAACCTAAGCACGTTCTTTTAAAGGAGCTATCGGAATGGATCTAACATTTAATGAATGGATTACATACGGCATAGAAAAAGGTTGGTGCGGACCACCTGTATGTTCTACACATGACGGACTACCAATGTCTGAACAAGAAGACAGGGATTTTGATGAAGGTCAGGATCCATGCATTCATATTGTTCGAATGTACGAAGACATTGAAATGAAAAAAAGTATCGAAGAGAGCCACTCTCCGTCACAATGGCGGAACTCGTACACAAAATAGAATTCCACGCTCATCTAGAGGTGGATAAATTAAGGAGAAAAAAATAAATGAAGTCATTTAAGAAAGTATCGCTAATCATCGCTGCAGCCCTGACTAGCACAATGCTTGTATCGCCAGCAGCTCAGGCTAATGCTGGAACTGTTACCCTAACGGTAGCGGGATCTGCAGCAACAGGTGGAACAGTAGCAACAACTCCTGTTTCATTGCCAGTCCCAGCAGATAACAGTATCGATGCAGCAGATGCATTGAAGATTGCCGTAACAGGCGTAGATACTGGAACATCAGTAACAGCAG